ATTCAATTTGTCCTGTTCGGCGGCTTCGGCCTGTGCGTGTCGGTAATTTGCTTTCGTGGCGCGGTGAGAGGCGATTTCTGCATCCCGCGCCTTGGTCATGGTAAGTAAGTCTTTCCTTACGCCCTGCAATGCGCTTGTTTGCCACCACAGGGACACGAGAGCGAGGATAAGGGCTGTCTGCCATGGATGCGCCACCGCCCACCGGAAAGCCGCTGAAATCGCCTCACGCAGCCAACCAAGGCCGCCGAGAAGGAATTTACCAACCAACAGGAATATGCTCATCGCAAAGCCCTCCATAAATCCACGCCGGTTTCGAGCGTCACCACGCCAGCAAGCGCTATGAACAGGATGATGAGCGCGCGGGTCATTCCCGACGGCCTTGCATCAGTTCGTGCACGCCAGCCATCAGCACACCGGCTGCGTGCATGTCGTTGGTATCGCCCCAACCGTAAATCTGGATTTGGCCACTTTCGCTGATCTGCACCGCAATCATAGCCTTGGTCGGGTCGAAGCCTTCCACCACTTCCGTTTCGATGCTGTCAGCCGCTTGGCGCATCATGTCAGGGATGGACCGGCAATTGGTATCGTAGAGGGTGTGGACTTCCGCGAGCTTCATTTCTTCATCTTCCCGCCCAATGACGACCCCAGCCAGAACGCGCCGACACCGATAGCCAGGTTATTCCATGTCTGGATCAGAGCTCCTTTGGTCGTCGCATCATCGCTGAAAATCAGCACCCATCCTGTTACCGCCGTAAAGCCAGCAAGAATGATGACCGACATGAAAATGATGGTGCCGACGTGGGGGACGAGAGGCGTGGGAGGCTGGTCGTCGGTCATGCCACGTTCCTGACGCGATGCCGCAGCCAACCATTGAGGAAGGATTCAAACTTGCTGTTGTCCTTCGCCAGCGTCAGATAATGATAGCCCTGCAGCGCATCCAAAGCGGCGAGCATGATGTGCGTGGCGTCGGCACCCCGGCGTTTCTTGAAGGCGCGGAAGGCATTGAGCGTGCCCGGCCCGACCTGACCGTCTTCCGCGATGTCCTTGTAATCGCGCTCCCGGTCGTTGAGGCCATTGAGCGCCATCTGAAACCATTTGCCAGCCCGCGCCTGACCGGCGTTGACGCCCGTGTCAATCAGTTCCTCGGCGACCTTTATGTCGATCTCAGCCACGTCATCGAAGTTTGGTGCTACGACATAGCGCATGTAGTAGATCTGGAAGGCGGTTGAGCGGGGTAAGTGCCGCATATCGCCAGTATATCCATTGGCGCGGGCGATGGCCTCTGTGACGCCGAACCGGGTCTTACCTCCTGGATCGTTAGGATCATCGACATAATCACCCTCGACCGCGATCACACCGTCAATGATTGCTTTGATTCGCTCGTTCATCGCGCTGCTCCCCGTCTTGATCTTCCACCTTATCCGTCAGTACATGCAGGGTTGGCAGGCTGATCGCCATTTCCGTGCCGCCAGTGACCGCAGAACACACATTCGCCAGCTCGTGAGCAGCGATGCGGACGGCGCGGATGGCGTCAACCCGCTCGCACATCACTTCGCCCCCCGGTCGAAATGTTGGATCGTGACCGTCAGCGCCGATAGCGCCGCCGCAAGCGCCTTGTCCGCCTCCGCCCGCTCCCGCTCGATGGCCCCGCGCTTTTCCGCCCCAGCCTTTTCGCGCCACATGAGGTACATGATCATGAGGCCAAGAGGGCCGAATTGACCGAATGCTGTTATCATTTCCGGTGTCACATCAGCCCCATTGATTGAAGGTCGGATTCAGTGGTCATGGTTGTGCGGCCTCGGCTCGTCAATCATGTGCGGTGTTTCCTTGGAAAGATCATAACGGCAAGCTCGGAACTGAATAACTCGCGGCTGTGTATAGTGCGGCGTGCGTTATACGCACCGCAGACATGCGGCCATCAAGTGATTGCCAAGCGGCATTATTGTAGAGTCCACCAATTGCTAGATCGACTGGCCCCCTAAATATTTCACTTCCGGCAAATGTGCCAGTCGCTACCTTTGCGCCGCCCCGGTATAGATATACGTTATTTGAAGCGCCCACTAACGGATCGTAGACAACTGCAATATCAACAACACCTGGGGTCCATGAATTACTGATAACGTCGCTTTGGTTTGTCCCATCCTCAAACAGCCCAACGCGCATTGTGCCGTTTGGTGAGTTCGTTAGGAACCAAGACCTTTCATTCAAACTCACGCTTGCTTCATAAGCTGCGATGATCGGCCCCGCCGCGTCGGGCTGGAATCCCCAAACTTCAATCGTGAACCCTTTTGACAAATCAAACTGAAAATCAGGGTGGCGCGCAATTATTACCCGGTCCCCGCTTCCGTCACATTCGAGCTTATTGCTTTGGATTTGTGCGTTGCCGACCGCCGTTAATGTATGTCCTGAGTCGCCATCATCGGTGAAGCTGGTTGATCCATTCGATCCAGTGAACTCTACTTGCAATGCAACTTTTGCGGCGGGGGCGGCGGCTAAGTGAGCGGTTGATTTAACAACGTGCCCAGGCCCTTCCAAAACGCCGTTAATCCATCTCTCTGCCCACCATATATATGTGCCATCGTAATACATGCCTTGCGTACAGTAAGACGTTGGGCGGGTTAAATCGAATGAAGAGGCGCGATCAAACCCAGCGCCGTTCCATGTATAGGCCCTAAGAAGCGGAAGATTATTAGCTGCGGCGTGGTGGTTTAAATACCAAACATCAGTGCCACTATTATTAATAACAATAAGGCTGGACCAGAATAATTGTCCGGGAGACGTGTCCGGGAGCGTATATGATGCGTCAACCGCAAAGGCATCAGACAGCTTTCGGATTTGGTGAGATGTTGCGTTTACCTCCCACCACGCGCCATCATGGCGAAATATAGATTCAGTCCAGCGAGCACCGGAAATCTCATGATAGTCTATAATACTAAGATCAGACGGGTCTATTTCAAACACCCAGCCCCGCGCCGGGGTAGTCGGATGATTGTTGGAGCAAGCGTATAAAATTCCACCTTCAATAGTGAGTCCATTAATTTGCTTGTGGGCGGCGTCTCCGTCTGATCCCATGTCGCGTGACGCAACAAAATTCCAGTCTGTGTCCCATTTCTGGATTATCCACTGTTCATTTGCGCCGCCAGTGTCCCATTTGGATGAAGTGTAAAAATGAGTTCCGTCTGTCGCCACAGCCTGCCATGCGTCAACATCTGGGCTGCGCTCCAGAAAAGAGAAATGAGCAGGTAGAGCGGCGGCCCCCAAAACATAAGCATTGATGACCTGATGAATTGTCATGTCGCCTGGAACTGCATTTCGACCATGAGGCCCTTCGCCCCGGTCCCGGCCACGTCGATGTCAATCCGTATCTGATCGCCTGTCGCCACATCGTCATTGACGGTGTCGATCACCGCTGCTGCCGCCGCCGTAGAACTATCGGTTTCACTCGCGTCGATGGTGAGCGCGGTCGAAAGCATGTCCGCCGTCTGCGTCAGATTGTGTATCTGGATTGTCGGCGCGCCGGATGAAGAAACGGTCGTCACCGCTGCCGCGACCGCAATCAGGTTCATGCCGTTCAACGTCGATGGCACGCGATAATAGGCTTTACCGTCGCCAGTCGTAATGGCATCCCCGTTCGGGTCGGTGACAAGGATGGTGACGACATGCACCTCATCGGACGGGTCTAGGCCAAGGCTGTCTATGTAGTCACCGAATGCGTTAATTTCCGTGGGAAGGGCTTCCAACGCCTCGACAAATGCCTCTGCCGTCGCCGTAAATGTCGCAGGCGTCTGGCTCCGCAGCGGGGCGGCGGGAAGCGCGGTTATCGTCGGTGCGGGCATTCTATGCTCCTATCCATCCGGTGACAAAGCCGCCCAGCGTCCAGAAGGCGAGGTCACGATAGGACTGGACGGCATTGCGAACGCTGATGATCGTCACCAGCGGGCTTTCTTCGGTCACCTCGCGGACCATGCCGAGGCAGAAGCCCGCCCATGCGAAAGTGATGGGATTAGGCCAGAAGGCGGCGGGGGCCAGCGCCAGCAATGCGGCGGCTGCGTGGGCGGCTTGGCTTGTGATTTCTTCGCGCATGTCAGTATCCCATCGCTTGCCAGTGGAAGGTCGCGGGGGTGTCATCCGCGCTAAACACCGATGCAGTGGTGGTCGAATAAGCTGAGATGGCGGGGCCGTTATCCTGTGCTCCTACACCCCCGCCAGCGTCTATCCCGCTACCAGTGACCGAAATGGAGGCCGATGTTGTGTACGCCTGCGGAAAGGTTATGGTGCTGGTGTCATTCGCGGCGGCGGTGATCCGGCCCCACTGGTAATAAAATGTCGTCGCGCCAATGGTGATGCTGATCCAGTAGCCGTTGGCGTTGCTGCCAGTTGCAAGGGCCGCCTGTGCACCCAATGTCGTTAGCATCGCGCCAACGGTCGTATCATCCAGTACCGTGCGGGCTGCGCTGGTTACGGTCATGACCGCCGCTGCGCCACTGCCTGTGAAGTAAGGCGCCTTGTCGGCAGCGCTGGTTAACCCGGCGATAGCCGCAAGGTCCGCGTCATAGGCCTGCACGTCCGTGCCGATTTCAAGATCAAGTAGCGCTTTCATCGCCGCATAATCCGCCGCAGAGACAAGGTTTGACCCGTTGGCCGACATGCCCAGCCCGGTTGTGCGCATATTGGCCTGCGTGGTCTGTGCAATCAGTGTGCGGGCGGCAGATGTTAGGGTCGCCAACGCCGATGTGCCTGACCCGGTATAATAGGGTACCCGGTCGGCTGCGGGCGTGTTGCCGGACAGTGCCACCAGCCCCGGATCGGCATAAGCAGGGGCGGCGGCGATCAGGGCGGCGGCAGTTTCCAGTTCCGAAATGAACACATTCAATTGGTTGGTCAGCGTCGTTGCTGCTGCTACCCATGCGTCGGCGCGCTCAATGAATACATCTGCGTCGTCGGTGCGCTGCGGTGCAGTTGGCAAAGGGGTGAGGGTGGAAAAAGGCATCAGGTCAGCCCCTCAAGTTCGAGCGTCAAATAGGACTTGTCCTGAAAGGCGATTTCAAAGGCGAAGTCCTTGTAAAAGCCGTAAATCCAGGTGCTGGTGTAATCATCGACGCCAACCCAAACGACCGCCTCCGCCCGGTAGCTGGCGAGCAGCGCTGACAGGGCGTCGATCCGGGTATTATCGACGAGAACCTTGAAGGTGGCGCGCTTGGCAAACGCCCGCTGGACGATGGTGAAGTTGCCGAACTCGTCGGCCTCTTTCCGGCTATAGTCCTGAATGCCCGTGCGAGCACCGTAGAGCAGATAGCCGAGATCGCGCGACTGGCCGACGACCATTGCCCCGACTTTCGCAATGTCGCCCGGTTCGTTGATCGTAATGGTGAAGGTCGGGTTAGCGTTCGATGGCAGATCGTAGACGGTCAGGTCGCCGCGCCTGATGATCGGCTCAAAGAAATATTCGTACCAGTTGTTTACGCCGCTATCCGAAACGAGGTTGAACGTCTCGTTATAGATTTCGCCGTCCGCAGCCGTCTCCATGACGATCTGCACGGAAGCCGCCACCATATTGAGCAGCGATACCGCATCGGCGCGGCCATCAACCGTGACCTCGACAACAATACTCGCGCCGTTAAGCGTCTGCGTCGAGTTGGAATTGTCGAACATGGCGTAGCGATTGTTCGCCCCCAGATCGAGCCATTTGGCGGTGTTCGACAGGCTGTTGCCGGACTCCCCATCGGTGAGGGCCTGATAGGCGTGGTGATCGGTCGTGCTGATTACAATGTCGTCAACATCGTAGGTCGTGCCTGCATTATATTCGGCATAGGTTTCGGCAAGGAACAGCCACCAATCGGTATCCGTTACGGCGTTGCCGGTGTTGCTGCCTTGAAGGCTTTCATAGACCTTATAGGTGAAGCCATCGGCTTGCAGGACGGAAACAAGATCGCCGTCCGCATAGGTCGTGCCCCCATTATAGGCGGCGGGCGGCGTTTCAGGGACATTCGAACTGTCAAGCGTCAGATTGGCGCTGTCGATGGTTATGGGCCGGATAATTCTCATACCACCTCCACCTGCAGAGGTGTGTCGGTGTCGGTCTTGATCAGCAGGCCGTCACCTTCGAAGCGGGACCAGAGGCGGGCCATATAGCTGGTGTTTTCAACAATCTGCTGCTGGTAGACCTTCATTTCCTCGCGCATACCGGCGATGATGTTGGCCGAATTGTTGACGGCATCGATCTGGAGTTGCGCATATTCGATCTGGCTGTCAGCGGCGAAAATGCCACTGTCGACCGATGCCAGCACTTCACCGACCGCGCGCTGATACTCTATCGCGGAGGATGCGTTGGCGCGGGCTGCGTCGAGAAATTCGGTTGCCGTGCCGCGCAGATTACCAAGCGCTCCGGCGTCTCCGTCTTTGGCCAGCGCCGATGTTTCGCGGAAACGCGCCTGCACCGTGGCAAATCCAGATGCGCCCCCGGCCCCACCGAGCAATTCCTGTTTGAATGCCTTGAGGTCGTCCGCCAGCGGGCCGAATTGATCGATGATGACCCGCGCGTCCTGCAACTGGTAGACCATCGCCTGTAGTGGCTGCAATGACGCCTCAAGACTCGCCAGTTCATTAAGGCGGGCAGCGGCAAGGGCGTCCTCCGACCGGCCCATTAGTTCAAGCAACTGCACTTCCAGACTGTTGCGCTCGCTCAATTTATCAACGGCGCGGCGGCCCTCGCTTTCGATCAGGTCGGCGCGCTTCAGCGCCAGCAATTCTTCAAGGTCGGCATACTCCGCCGCGCTTGCCCCAGCCTCACCGAATATCTTGCGCAGCCGATCAAATTCCTTGGTGAGTTCGTCCATTCCGAAACCAAACGGGTCCTTCAGTTGCGCCAGTTCCTTGAACACATTTTCAAAGGACAGCGCCTTTTCGAGATTGCGTTGCAAGTCGTCGGACGACTTCAACAGCATCTGCGTGCTTTCCCGGATGCCGGTGATGGCCCCGCGCTCGATGGCAATCTGGATCGCGTAGGCGATTGCCGCCTCCGCATCGCCGTCAAAGTCCGTCGCGCCCTTCTTCTTTTTCAGGGATGTGCCGGACTCATTGACGCGCCAATCGCCATGACGAACGCCAAGCGTGATGTTGCCAAACTCGCCAATATCGCCACCAAAGGCCTCCGCTATCTCTTGCAGCGCAGTATCGAAACTGCCGCCCGCCTTGGCCGCTGCCCTACGAGACGCCCCACTGTTGCCGCTGGCATCGGACGCGCCGCCCGCGCCGAGTGTGACGCGACCATATGGGGTTTTACTGAATAGCCCGCCGAGAACACCGCCAAGGATGCCGCCAGCTATAGCGCCGAGCGGACCACCGAGTTTACCGGCCAGACCACCAATCGATTCACCTATGGCTTTGCCCGCAACCTTGCCAAGAGCGCCGCCCAAAGCGCTGCCGATCTGTTCTGTTTGGCTTTGCTGGCCGAAGAATGCCGCGCCCGCGACCATCCCCATCCCAGCCCCACCAAGTACGTCCAGCATTTTTTGGCCGAACTTTTCACCGAAAATGTCAGTTAGCCCGTCGCGCAGCTCATCCCCCAATTTCCGGGATATAATATCGCCGTTCGCGTCCTTGCGGGTCACAGTTTGATTGAGTAATTCGCCCATTGGCCCGGATATGCCGCCAATATCGCCGGAGAGTAGACCAATGACGCCGCCCAAGGTGCGCCCGATATTGCCTAGACCCGCCAGGGAATCGGTCAGGCGCTGGATTGATTCGGTGTAGGCATCGACCGCCTCTGTCTTCTTCATGTCGTCGATGACGGCCTGTTGCGCATCGCTATAGCGCAGCCATGCCTCAACGCCGTATTCCAGGACAATATGCAGCTTTTCATATTCGAGCTTGGCCTGTGCCAACGCCGAACCGGTCAAGCTGAGCATTTGCACTTGCTGTTCAAGCGGCTCTACCGTGTTGGCGATGAAATCCTTACTCGCTCGCGCGCGGCCTTCCTCGATCTTGCGGTTCTTTTCGGCAATGTCGGAAAACGCCTTTGCAACCGCAACTTGCCCCTCATAGGCAACCGTTTCATCAGCAAGCGCCTGTGCTGATGAAAGGATGGCCTTGCGCAGCGCTTCGGTCGGGGCAAGCGCAGCGGCGCGTTCTGCCGCCATCATCTTGACTTCAGCATCGGTCTTGCCAAGTTCGACCCGCTCTATTTCAAGCTGTTCGACATATTTCTGTGATGCCTCTACGGCTTTTTCATAGGCCTTCTCAGCATCTGATTTTTTAGCGGCCTTGCCACCCGATGCCGTCCCGCCCGCCAGACCACCGCCAATCGGGTTGCCCATAATGTCATAGCGGCGCGATACGTTGGCGATAAACTCTTCACCCATGCGGCCCCGGCTCGCGCGTTCGGATGCGGCGCTGCTTTCTTCGAAGTTCTGCCTCAACCGACTGTCAAACCGCCCGCCCGCGCCAAAGACATTGGCGATGCTTGGCCCAATATTCAGCAGGCTGTCGAGACTGCCCAACAGTTGCGCAATCTGCGTATGTGTGTCAGCGATATGAATGCCGAGCGCATCGAATAAGTCATTGAATGCCGAAATGCCGCCGCTGACGAACGGGTCAAAGGCATTGTAAAGCCCTTCAATGATCGCGCGCGTCTCAATCCCGAAATCCGTTGCCGCTTTTTCAAGGTCGGCAAAATCTCTAGCCCCGCCAAGAACGAAGTCGGATAGCATCGTCGAGAATTGCCCACCCTTGTCGAACGCACCGAACGTGATGGTGGCGGCGTTCGTCACCTGCTGCATGGCCTCGCCGAACGTGACCGGGACTTCGCGGAACTCCGCATCAATGCCAGCGGTGAATTTCGTATCAGTCAGCGCGCGATAAAGAATGTCGGAGGTCAGTTGGCCTTCCGACGCCATTTCCCGAAGTGCGCCGACCGGCTTACCTAAGCTGTCCGCCAGCAATTTCGCCAATCGTGGCGCATTCTCCATGACGCTGTTAAATTCATCGCCGCGCAATACGCCCGACGCCAGAGCCTGCCCGAATTGCCGGGTTGCGCCTGCGGTTTCGGTCGCGGTCGCGCCGCTGATCTTCATCGCCTTGGTGAAGGTTTCCGTGGCCCGCGCGGCGTCAGTCTGGCCTTTACCAAGCGCTTGCGAATTACGGATGAAATTGGCGTACAGCGTTGCCGTCGCGTCCAGTTCCCCGCGCGTTTCAGTGGAGATGCGCCGAACATCTGCTTGCGCCTGATAGAAGCTGCCCAGCTCACGCGTGGCCAACTTCAGTTGCGATTCCACCTTCTTTGCAGCATCGGCAAATTCGAGAAACTGCTTGGCCGCCAGACCAATGCCGAGCGTGTAGAAGATATTCCGCAGAGACGAAAAGGCTGTGCCGACGCTTTTGGCTGATCCCTCAGCCCGTTTCCCGGCGCCTGTCAGCCGGTCAAGATCGCGCTCCCCGGCTTTAACACCAGTGCTGTCAACCTTGATTGCGAGGGAAGCGAGGTCCGTCATTTTTTCTTGGGCCTCGCTGTATCGGAATGGTGAAGAAGATAGGCATTGTCAGCGCGGCGGATCGCGTCGATCTGCCATGCCGGAAGCCGAATGCCCTTCACTCTCTGGAAAGCATCAATATCGCTGAATGAGATGCGCGCGGGGCCAAAGCCGGTGAAGCCACGGCCATTGTGCAACGCCAAGAAATCCGCCCAAAGCTGTTCGCAGCCGGACGGTAGGCAAGGGGCCGCCACCAGGACTGGATGCACCTGTCCGGTCTGGCGTTCCCAGCTTTCCAGATGATCCCTTAGCGGCTTCCCGTCCACGTCCTGCGGCGCTCCTAATTCAAATTCCGACCGAGCGAAAGCTTCGAATTGCCCGGTCAGGCCTGCATAAAATTTCCCAAGTCACCGATAGCTTCGTCCACCTGGTCGCGTATCCAGCGTTCGGCGTAGAGGAATTTCACATTCGCCTCGCTGAACTCCAGCGCCTTACCGCCATGTGTGACGGTAGGTTTGTCGCCCGTCCGCCATCCGGTCGTGCAGGCAGCGAGCAGCGCGATTGCGTCCTTTTCGGCCCGCTCGATGGTCGGCGCTTCCTCGCGCCCCTTGCGCTTGTTCTCGAAATCCCGGCGCAGGCGCTCATTACCTTTGCGGCGGATAAAACCCTGAAAGGCGTCCGCCTCACTACCAACCACCGAAATAAACACGCCGAGCGGGTCATTTGTGACGGGGTGTTTCAGTTCGAGTTCATAGCCCTTTTCGCAGGCGTCTTTGGTGCTAAGGCTGGCGAGGTCGATTGTGTCAGTTTTCATTTACATTCTCCGCAATGGTGTCCCGGCGAGATTGCGGACCCTCGCCGGAACACGGTTAGTCATGATCAGGCAGCGTCACTGTCCTGAATTGTGATGATGGTTTGATCCCAGGCCAAAGCGGCCCCACCTTCACCACAAATTTCCGCCGTGAAGGGGTATGTGCGTACAATCTGCTTTTCGCCGTCATCGGGCGCATCGCCGGTCAGCTTGATCTTGCCCATGGTGAAGGTGACGAAATCAGCGTCATCTTCCTCGCTGTCGGCCAACACCAACACAAGGCTGAGTGTGGTTTCAGCGTCGTAAAGCGCCTGTAGCGTCACACTGTCGAACATGGCGGTAAACTGGCCGGATACCGACACACGGCCCCGGTCGACATCGAGCGCGGAGTTGGTGCCAATGGTCGCATCGCCATGCTGCATATTGCCGGTGATGGACAATGAAGCCCCGGTGCAGTTCGACACCACCGTTCCGTTGGCGTAGACGACGCCGCTAAGCGCGGTCAGCACTTCCGTTGTCGTCTCAGCCGTTGGCGAGGTTAATACCTGGCTGGCTCCCAACACGCGATTGAGCGCAAGAATATCGAAGCTTACAGTGCTGTTGCCGGTCGAGGGTAGGCCGATGTCAGCCATGGCAATCTTGGCGTCGGTGAAGGTTTCGGACCGGGTAAGGTCCGAATACCATTCTTCGAAGGTGTAATAATCGTTGGTGTGGCTGGTTAGCGGCACCTTGGACTTTTTGCCCACCACCGTAACAGTCGTGTCGTCGGCGGCAGCATCGGCTACAACCGCATCACCATTCAGCATCACGCCAGTCATATCCGTGGCGGTCAGGGCGGTAATCAGGAAGTTCTTGCTGTTGTTCGACGCGCCGTCACCAGCAAAGCCGGTCCAGCGGACAACATCGCCCACTTTCAGGCCAGCGGTCAGGAACCCCCCGGATGCGTCCACGAACTGCGGACCGGCTGCGGCGGCGGTGACATCGGTTCCGGCGTTATAGGCCGAGGTCGCCGCGAAGTCCGCCCGCAACAGCGACTGGAAGAATGCGGCATAGGTGCCCGCCGAAAGCACGCCGTCAATCTTGCCAGCGGGCTTTTTCAGGCCATAGCCAACGCCAGTTGACTGCTGGTGCGAAACAATCTCGTTTGTCTCGTAGGTGTCGCGCGGTGCCTGGAACACCGAACTGGTGCGCCGGATGATCTGGCCGCTACCACCAGATGCAGGCGAGCCTAGGGCGGTCTGCTTTTTGAAAACGGTCTGTTTGTTAATACCTTGGGCGACGGACATAAATTCCTCCTATGCGGCGTAACTGGCGCGAAATCGTACTTTAACCGGCACAACATAGCGGTTGTCTTCAATGCGGCCCGGAGCGATTTCCGGCGTCCGCTCGATCACGGTGGACAATCCGCTTGCCGTGAAGCTGTTGTTTTTTTTGAAGGTGGTGCGGATGAGTTCGGCGCGGGCTGCTGCTGCTGCCGGTCCGGTATCCAGTGGATAGGAAAGGCTGATTTGCAGATAGCCCCGGTCAATCGTATAGGTGCCCATTTCCGGGTTTTCCGGTTCGGCGGCGAGCAGAAAGACGCGCTGATAGGGTGTGCCGTTGACGGGCGAATAGGGCGTGTTTTCCCATGCTGTTGCCAAGCTGGGCGACATGCCATTCAGCCCGGTTTCCAAGGCAGCCCTGATCTTGACGATGCTCATGGCAACGCCCCCACAGCTTCATCCACTATGCTCTGAAACATGATGGCAGTTAATTGAACTAAACCCTGTGGAGCTTGACGCGACCAACCATCCTCAAGACGGCGCGCGTATGGCGCGTTGTTCACGATCCAGTAGACCTTGCCCGCCGCTTCTTCGGGGATCTCTGCAATGATGGCAGGCAGCGCAACCGTGCCGTTGGTATCGACGCCATCGCGTTCGCCTTGCGGAATGACGCCGACGCCCAATTGCCAGTTTGCCCGGAAATGGCCGCCAATATAGCCAGCGGGAGGGGGAGAGGACCAATATGACGCATCACCGACCGGCGAACGTTTGTCGAGTTCGGACGCCACCCGGACCACGATATTGCCGACTGCATCATCAGCCTTGGCCTTGGTTTTCTGGGCGAACTTCTGGAGGTCGAGGGCAAAGCTCATGCTGCACCCCGGATCGTGCAGGTGTAAATCAGGTCAGTGCCACCCGGCGAAAGCGGGGCAACATCGACAATCTCATGAACCTTGCTGCCGATGGTGACGGTATCGCCCACCTGCGGAGGTGTGACGACCGCGCCTGCTGTAGTCAGTGCGGCAAGAATAAGCTGCTGGTCGCCCTCCACGATGTTCGTGCCCGCCATCTTGCGCAGGCCGGTCGAAAAGGGGAACACGGCTCCAGAAACGCTGCTGGTCGTGGGCGTGATGGTGGATGTTCCCGTCGCAGGGTCATAGGCTCCCGCAACATGCCGGGTAAGCGTGACGGTCATTCCGTCATCGGCCAGACCGTTCGCGGCGTCGAGACGGTCCTGCGCGTAAGACATTATGCCCGCACCAACATCGCCATTGCGGACGATCCTTTCAAATACGGGGCCAGTGCCATATCGATGGCCCGATAGCGCTTGGCTTGCGGGCTATGGGGCGAATATTCAGTTTCGAGTGGCCCGATCTTTTTCCGAACAACGGCCCTTTCAAGATCAGGGGCTAGAGTGTCGGAAGCGGCTTTCAGCGCGAGGTCTGCGCACGCATTGGCGACATCAGCGGGAACTTCATCGGTCGCCACCGGGTAGCCATCGACGCAGACATCGAAGCGCGGCCAGTCAAGGGCCTGAGTTTCAGTCAGGCGGTAGCCGGTCCAGCGCTCCCGATAGGCTTGCACCATGTAGGCGGTTGCCTGCCGCAGATATTGTTCGCGCACGGTATCGGACGCCAGCGCGGCCCATGCGGCATTGCCGAAAGCGGAATGGCGCGTAGTCGCATCAGCCACGGAAATGTAGCTTTCTGCGTTCGCAAGGCCAGTGCCATCTTCGGTGACAAGAGCCATCAGTCACCAGCCCCCGGCGTAAAGTAGATAATGCCGGTCGTGCTGGCCGCGATGCCCGCAACCCAAACAGCGGAACCAGCAGGCACGGTGAACACCGCGCTTGCCTTTGTGCCGATGGGGATTCCTGTCGTCGCGGCGGTCGTTAATGTGGCTGTGCCGAATGCGATCCAAACTG